CTATGAAACTCCCGAAGAACGAGCGCAGCGGCAAATCCTCATTGTCCGTCAGTCTAGTGTTAGTAGTGCTGGCTCTATCCTCAGCTCTGGTGCTAAGACACCTCCGAGTGCCTCTGTGGTAATTGACTATGCCAAACAGCTAGAAGCCTATGTGTTTGGTGTAAAAGACCCTGGACCAACAGGCTTTGAAGATTTGCCTGATTTTGAAACAGAGATTCAGTGATGTTGTCCTCGGTATTGCCATAGGATTCTGTCTAAGTCTTCCAGTTTGGTTTAAGGTCTATCAACAAGAAGTAGCCATAATCAAACAGGAGGACTTATCCAGCCCCCTGTGTAGGGATACCAAGACCCATGTAGCGTGGCTTGCTAAACAAAACAGTGAGCTACGCTGCTTCTTAGAGCATCGGGAATTTCCCCACAAAGCAAAAGGATATAACATTGATAACAGCACTCCTTGATGGAGACATCGTAGCTTACCGATGTGCAGCATCCTGTGAAAAAGCAATTGACAAAGTAAGGGTGCCCGTAGAGCCCATAGAAGTGGCCTTCAAGCGCGTTGACGATTTAGTTCAGCGCATCCTACATGCCACAGCTTCGGACGACTACATCTCGTTTATTTCAGGGAGTGAGAACTTCCGTATGAAATATAACCCAGAGTACAAGGCACAGCGTAAAGACCTACCAAGGCCTGAGTATCTACAGCCAGTCCGTGAATATCTTGTAACTAGGTGGCACTCACAAGTTACAGATGGCATAGAAGCTGACGATGCAATGGCTATCTATCAAACCAAGCTAGAAGATTCTGTAATTTGTACAATTGATAAAGACCTCTTACAGGTTCCGGGAAAGCATTACAACTTTGTGAAGGAAGAGTTTAAGACAGTTTCTCCTAAAGAAGGATTGCTTAGTTTCTACTGGCAATTAATTATGGGAGATAAAGTTGATAACATCTTTGGGTTCGATGGAAAAGCACGGCCAACTACACCAAAGTTCTTGGAACCGTTATACGAAGAAATGGTACATGCAAGTCAAATGGGGACAGAGTTGGATTTGTTTGAAATTGTGAAAGAGAAGTACAATGACGATGAACGTCTCTTGATGAACGGTATCTGCCTGTGGGTACAACGTACTGAGGGTGAAATCTGGAAGTTTCCAACGTGAAACGTAAAGAGTGGAATGGAGGACGTTGGACAGAAGGAAGGTTTAATAGCTTTGTAACATCAACTTTACGTGCCGGTGCTAGACGATGGCCTCCAAAATACGAGACCCTCAAAGCAGCCCAAACAGAAAAGAAAATAAATAAAAAGAGTGGACGACTGGCCCAGCATTTCCTTTGTGAGTGCTGTGGAGGGGAGTTTACATCTAAAGATGTGCAAGTGGATCACATTAAACCTGTAGTTGATCCTACTAAGGGATTTAAAAGCTGGGATAGCTTCGTGGAGAACTTGTTTTGTGAAGCAACCAATCTCCAAGTCTTGTGCCTAGAGTGCCATAAGACAAAGACCAATCAAGAAAAATTAGAAAAGAAAAATGCAAATAAATAAATCGTTTGAAATTGAAGAAGGTAAAGTACAGTTCACTGGTGAAATTTCAGGTCCAGAATTGGACCTAGTTATCCAGACAGGATTGTTAACTCTAATGCGACAGGGTGTAATTGCTTCAGCTGAGAAAGAGTTGGATGACCATAAAGGAGAACTCCATTAAGCACTTTGTCTTGCCTGACGTTCAGGCTAAACACGGAATTGATTTCACTTACCTAACCAAAATTGGCAAGTACATTGTTGAGAAGAAACCAGACAAGCTAATTTGTATTGGAGACTTTGCTGACATGCCAAGCCTTTCTTCCTACGACGTGGGTAAGAAGAGTTTTGAGGGTAAGCGCTACATCAAAGACATTGAGGCCTCTCACGAGGCTATGAAGGCCCTTCTCACCCCCTTGTGGGAGTTTAATTCTAAAGCAAAGAAGAATAAAGAGAAGCAATATAAACCTGAGATGATTCTCACATTAGGAAACCATGAAAATCGAATCAACCGAGCAGTTGACAATGACCCAAAGTTGGAAGGAGTTCTGGACATTAATGCCTTGGGTTATACTGGATATGGCTGGACTGTTATTCCGTTTCTTGATGTTGCCGTTATCGATGGTATTGCTTATTCCCATTACTTTGTTACTGGTGTTGCTGGACGCCCTGCTGGAACTGCTGCGGCACAGCTTCGTAAAACTAACATGTCTAGCATTGCTGGTCACCAACAAGGTAAGCAAATTGCATACGCAACTAAAGCTGATGGCAAAACAATAACAGGTATTATTGCTGGAAGTTGTTATGAGCACGATGAGGACTACATGGGACCACAGGGAAATAAACACTGGAGGGGTTTTTTAATGTTACATGAAGTTAACGAGGGGTGCTTCGATGAAATGTGGGTATCATTAGATTACATTAATAAAAAGTATGCTGTTTAAAGTGTGTAAACGGTGCTTAGTAGCTAAAATTCCACAAGAGTACTCTCCCAATAGCCATAATAAAGATAAGCTTTCTACATATTGTAAAGTGTGTTCTGCTAAACACACAGCTTTAAATAGAAATCCTATTAAAGAGGCTATGCGAAAATATAAAATATCTGAAGAGACTGTTACTCAACTTAGATCAATTGCCAACTGTCAGATTTGTGGACAATCTCCACGAGAAAACAAAACTTTATGTATTGACCATTGCCACACATCTGGTAAAGTTAGGGGAATTCTTTGTGATCCTTGTAATACAGCATTAGGTAAATTTAAAGATAACATAACCATTTTAAAGAAAGCGATAGAATACCTTGAAAATAGTTCCACAGAAAGTAGATTATGTTGATTCTATGGGTTCTGATCTCTCTGTTGTTAATGCTGCTCGGGTATCTTTTAACAAAGTTAGCACTATACTTGATGGCGCAGACAGAAAGCTCATCAGGTACCTTGCAGTTCATAATCATTGGACCCCTTTTGGTCATACGAGCCTATCTCTACGTATTAAGTGTCCTATCTTTGTTGCTCGTCAGTTGGGAAAGCACCAAGTGGGTTTGGTATGGAATGAAGTCAGTCGTAGGTATGTAGATGATGAACCTGAATTCTTTATGCCAGATGTATGGCGTTCTAGAGCAAAGAGTGTTAAGCAGGGCAGTTCATTAGAACCCATAACAGAGTATGTTTTTCACGAATTTGGAAAAGGAAAAAAATATTCATTTGGGGTGGATACTCCCGCCCATGAAGCTGTCCTAAGTTCATTGCAGTGTGCTTATGAAACTTATGATGCTCTACTAATAGCAGGTGTTGCTCCAGAGCAAGCCCGCATGGTATTACCACAGAATACAATGACAGAGTTCATCTGGACAGGTTCTATTGCTGCCTTTGCTCGTATTGCCAAACTAAGACTTGATCCTCACACACAACTAGAAACACAAGAAATTGCCAAAGACATCTCAACCATCTGCTCAGAGCACTTCCCTGTGTCTTGGGAAGCTCTGGTCGGAGACATTTCCACCCCTAAACTTATTTAATTTCCCAAACAGAATGATTTCACAAACACAAATTGCCGACGCTACCTTTGATCCAAGTTTGGTTCAGTTCAATAAAAATGCAAGCTCTCTCGATGTGCAGGTAGGTGGGGCACATTACAAGAAGCGTAAGATTCAACCAATTGAGTATATCCATGCCAACAACCTAAACTACTCAGAAGGTGCCATTGTCAAATACATCACACGGTGGCGTGATAAGAATGGTTTTGAGGACCTACAGAAGATTAAACACTATGTTGATCTTTTGATTGAGATGGAAAAGAAATATGCTGCAGGAACTTAAAACACTCATTGCAGCTAAACTAGATGTCACAGAGTTTCTTGACATCATTGGGTATGAGATGGATGATCTTGTGGAAGTTTTGGAAGAACAAATTGAAGAACACCAAGCACAGCTTATGGCAGCCTGTAAATGAAAAGCCTTACAACAAGAAATACCTTCTTCGTAAAGTCGAAGAGTTGGAAGCAGAGGAACTAGTTAAAACATATGAACGAGAACCAACCCCCAACTTCCCAGAAGCTGAAGAAGGAAATAAAAGACCCACGTAAATGTCCTGCCCACAATATGTGGATGAGGCGTGGGCAGTGTGAGATTTGTCGGATGGAATCGGATCGACGCACACGGGCTTTCAATGAAACAATGGGCATTGTCCCACAAGAAATTAAAATAACAAAAGTATGAAATCAATTTTTAGGAATAGCTTTGCAGAAAATGTCTTCCGATTCAAATATGCCCAAGGGCCAGCAGATACCTGGGAAAAACTCGCAGAACGCCTTGTGGAGGATGTCTGTGGGTCTCGACAGGGAACACTCTCAGTTCTCATGTCAGATAGTGAACGAGCAGCACTTACTGACCACATTAAAAACATGCGGTTTCTCCCCGGAGGACGTTACCTGTATTATGCAGGACGACCCTACAAAGCTTACAATAACTGTTACCTTCTCCGTGCTGAAGAAGATACCCGAGAAGAGTGGAGTAATGTAACATGGCGAGCAATGTCTTGTCTAATGACTGGTGGGGGAATTGGAATTGACTATTCACGATTGCGACCCGCTGGTAAAGCTCTTGGACGAACTGGAGGGACTGCTTCAGGACCTATCCCCCTCATGTACGCCATCAATGAAATTGGTAGAAACGTTATGCAAGGCGGGTCCCGTCGATCAGCAATATACGCTTCACTTAATTGGCAGCATGAGGATGTGGGTGCGTTCCTTGAATCTAAAAACTGGTCAGACGGTATAAAGGCAGCAAAGCTAAAAGACTTTAATGCCCACGCTCCTCTGGACATGACCAATATCTCTGTCAACTACGATGACGCAAGTTTGGTTGGTGGTTTAGAGAACAACCCAGTCTTCTTGAAGAATGTACGACAGGCATTGGAGACAGCAGAGCCGGGCTTTAGTTTCAACTTTGGAGACAAACAGAATGAAACACTTCGTAATGCTTGTACGGAAGTTACATCAGAGGACGATTCTGACGTATGCAATCTTGGTAGCATCAATATGGGCAATATATCAAGTTTGGATGAATTCAAGTCGGTGGTCACTCTTGCCTCCAAATTCTTGGTATGTGGAACACTCAGAGCAGACCTTCCCTATGAGAAAGTATATAAAGTTCGGGAAAAGAACCGTCGTCTGGGGCTTGGACTTATGGGGATTCACGAATGGCTCCTCAAGAAACACTACCCCTACGAAGTAACTCCTGAACTACATGAATGGCTAAAGGTATATCGAGATGAATCCAAACGAGCAGCAGACGAGCACTGTGATAGATTCTATATCAGCCGTCCAGTTGCTTATCGAGCAATTGCCCCCACAGGCAGTATCGGTATCCTTGCTGGAACAACTACTGGAATTGAGCCTCTCTTTGCAGTTGCTTATAAACGACGCTTTCTTACCGAGGGGACAAAATGGAAGTATCAATATGTGGTTGATGGCACAGCAGACCTCCTCATCCGAGA